GTTACGTGTACAGCGGTGCATTCACGGCGGACACGAGTTACGCTTTCCAGGTAACCCCGAAGAATGCGGTGAATGATACGGGTCCGACGGTGTCTACGGCGGCCACCTCGGCCCTGCCGGTGGTGCCACCGTACATGTTGACCAGCACGGACCTCAGCAGCATCACGTTGACCTTCAACAACGATGTTTCGTACAATTACCTGGTGGTGACCGAGCTGAGCAACAACGATGTGAACGCGAATGTTATGAACCGTCGGTTGAACAAGGTGGGTTCCATTCCAGTCGTGTACACGGATCTCTCCATGAACCCGAGTACGCCATACAATTACCAGGTGACTGCGTACAACGTGCTGGACAATTCCAACCAGAGCATGCAAGTGCTGGGACCGTTTTCACCGCTGCCATCGTTCTCACTCAACCAGGTGGTCGTATGCATCAGTTACAACGATCTTTCCTTGAATTTCACCGGGCTGTCCACGTACTACGACCTGTCGGTGGCCTTGATCACGGGTACCACTCAGGATCCTACGTGGAACCGCGTGGCGCACGGCGTGGCAACGTACGACGACCCGGTAAAGACCTTTTACGCGGACACAAGTTACGGGTACGCGATCGTGGCACACAACGTGCTGGGCACCGCAATTCCCACGTTGTACACTCCGAAGGTGTCACCGGTGCCTGCGATCATCTTGAACACACCCACCATGGATGCTTTGTACAGCAACATCACGGTGAGTTGGAATTCCACGTACACGCGTTCGTACTACACGGTGAACGTGGTGCCCTTGAAGGGAGGTGTCGTGGACTTTACCGCGTTCAACCAGAGTGGAAGCAGTTACGTGTACAGCGGTGCGTTCACGGCGGACACGAGTTACGCTTTCCAGGTGACCCCGAAGAATGCGGTGAATGATACGGGTCCGACGGTGTCTACGGCGGCCATCTCGGTATACCCGGCAGTGACCGTACAAGGCCCTGTGTTCACCACCAGTTGCATCAGCTTCAACTTTGTCAACTGCGTTTCCTACAACTATGTCAGCGTGGTGGAACTGTCATGCAATGTGCTGGGTGGCTTTGCCACTGACGTGTCCTACACGGCGTCTATCAAGAAATCGGCAATTACGACGTACTATGATGCAAATGCACGGGCGGATGTGAGTTATACGTATCAGTTCACACCGCGCAACGTGCTTGGTGTTTCAGGGGACACGATCACGGTGGGACCAGTATCGGCCACGCCGTCGGTGACTCTGGGTAACGTGACGATCCGACCGACCGACATTTCGTTGAATTTTACGTCCATGACCACGTATTATGATGCGTCGGTGGCGTTGATCATTGGTGGGCAACAGAACGCGTGGTCCAAACAAGGTCCAAAGACGGCCGTGTACGTGGATGCTACCAATACCTTCTTTGCGGACACGAGTTATGCGTTTGCAGTGGTACCGCGCAACGCGGTGGGCATTCCAGGTAGCATACAATATACTTCGGCCTACTCGGTGCCTCCTACTCTGGCTTTGGGTACCCCGTCCGTCGGTTCTGCGGACATTTCCTTTGCACTTACCAATGTCGCGCGTAGCTTTGCTAGTTTCACGGTATCGCGTAAGACCGGAAGTACGGCTGGTTCTACAACAGCCGGTTCCCTTCTCACAGGTACATTGGTGTACCAAGATATGGCAGGTTCCTTTACGGCGGATACCAGTTATACCTACACGATTGTCGCATCTAATGCCGCGAATGTTGCGAACCCGGCAATAGTGACACAAATAACTCCGACCGTATCTCCTTATCCGACGTTTACATCGGGCAACTATACAGGACCTGGTCAAGTTGGACCCAATATTTCATTCGGCCTTCCATCAAGCAGCGCATATTGGTATGTCCAAATTCAGCGCGTCGTGGACGGTGTCAATTTCGGCCCTGTCGACACCTTGCCTCCGGGTACCACCACGTATAATGACCCGAGTAACGGTGAAATTTATGCGGACAACAGTTACAGCTACATTATTACCCCGTTCAATGCGAATAAAGCCCAGGGTCAACCGTTTACGACACTGATATACTCTCCTCAAGCGAGTGTGATGTTCAGTAGTTTGCCGTCGGTAGATACATCTAGCATCACCATGTATTTTGCCTATGGTCTCAGTTTTGAGTATGTGAAAGTCACAGAAACTGTCAATTCTACCCCAGGTACGGCCATTCAGTTGCCCAATATGCAAACGTTTTACACCAAATACGGTCTTCTCGCCACCAACACGTATTCGTATGTGATCACTCCGTACAATGCCTTGGACATAGACGGCCCGCCTTTTACCAGCCCTACCAGTTATTCTCCGATCCCCGTGGTTGGTACCCCTGTTTCAGCTTACAACGGTCCTACCAGTATCTCGGTATCGTGGCCTTTTGCTACCACGTATGCCACGGTCTCCGTGTCCCGGACCACGACGATCTACGGCGGCAGTCCTACCACCCAAACCTTGGCTTCCAGTCTCGCGGGTACGCCGTTCATCGACCTTAGTCAAAACACGCCCGCCGCGCAATATACATACACGATTACCCCGTTCAATGCTTTGCCGGCATCTGGAACCTCAGTCACCACCACCGCCATTTCGCCATCAAATCCTACAGTGACCGTGGGTCTAGTTACCATATCAAACGGTAACGCGTCATTCAGTGTGACTGGATGTGGTACGACGTGTGCCTATGTCTCCGTCGTTCGCAATACCTATCTCAATGGTACGACCACGAATACGCCACTTAACTCCACTTTCACTGGTACCACGTTTCCAGATACGTTCTCATTCTTGGGTAACAGCAGTTATACGTACACAGTTACTCCGTACAATGCCTTGGGTTCACCTGGAACACCGGTCACGACGAATCCCGCCGTATCACCGTTGCCATCATTGACGACTACGACGTTGACTGCGGTGGCGAATACTTATGGTCAGAATACCTTGTCATTCACCTTGGGCAATTTGACCGGATTCTACGATGTCAGCATGGCACTGGTCACCAAGGGAGTGGTGGGTAACTACTTTGTGTATAATCCCAATGTCAGTGGTGCCACCTATTCAGATACAAGCAGTGGTTATGTGGGCGGTTCAAGTTACGCCTATTTTATCACTCCGCGAAACGCCTTTCAACAATTGGGCTCTTCCACCATTACAAACACCGTGTCTCCGCCGATTCAGTCGGTCACGTCCACCAAGAACGTCGGCGTGATAGATACGACTGGAAATACCTTGGTCATGTACTATCCGTTTGAATTTATACCGAGTGCGGTGCGGCCCGGGTATACACCCAAGTATCAGTCGGTGGTGGACCCGAGTAGCATGATGATATACTACGGATTTGATGTCTAATTTCCCGGAACAATACAGGTAAGTTCATTCCAACGAAGTGTATAGGATCTTATACATTTCGTTTATCCGACCGGGCAGCGAAGAATCACACAAGAAAGACGGGACCGAAGGGGTGCCGTATTCACGGGCCGCCGCCAACTATCTCCTGGAAATTGCTCTGAATGACTGTCCCACTGGACGAAACCGGGGCAATGGACCATATGGGGCTCGCCGACGAGGACGATAACATGGGTTTCTGCCCCAAAATCCCCCGATTCACCAGCCACACGCACACGGCCTGCATGAGTTTCCCCAAGGAGATGGTATAGGAGTTTTCACGCAGAACATTCAATACCGCGTCGGTGAACGCCCCTTCGTATTCATTGGTCGTCGTATCCAAGATTTCGGCACTGGCTTGGTTCGCCTTGCTGCCGCTGATCATGAAAATATTCGGGTTGACGATTTGCTGACTGCTGAACTGGGTGCGCATAAAGTTCAGACCGTACAGATATTCGTAATTCCACTCCAGATCGCACATGGACCCGCTGTTGCAACTGTCCATGAGGATCATGGCCGGGCACTGGATGCCTTGGACGATGGCAAAGAGGTCTTGGTCCGTGATGAGACCGGCCTCGGCGTAATCTACCGGAACGATGGCGCTCCCACTTCCCCCGGTCAAAGGCGTCCCGTGGCCACTGTAGTGGAACCAGATGCTGTCGCAGATGGCCGAATCGTCGGCCAAGGCTTGCAAGGCGGCCAAGATATTGGCCTTGGTCGGGGCCTGGCTCGGGTCGGACGAAGTATCATAAAGCATGGTGATGTTGTCGGGGGTGTATCCGTAGTAGGTGGTCAAGACCGCCGCCATATTCTGGACGTCGTCCACACATCCTTTCAAGGTGGCGGCCGGGTCTTCCACATAATTGATACCAACGAATAAAGCTTTTTTCATATGCCAATATATAGTATAGTTCCACCTTATTTACACGGTATTTTGACGATGCAATATGAAGCGGAATCGTACGACCCCGATACGTCTCTGGACGACGTCTTGGTGCATATTTTGGACGCATCCAATCAAGTAGTGGAAAGCTATGCATTTAGTCGCAATGAACCCGATGATGAGGCAACGGTCCGCACATCCCAATACCTGTATTCGGACGATTCGGTGCATACCCTGAAATTGAAAATTTCTAAAGCCATCGGGGAGGCCAATGACCGTACCCACGGCCAACGCGACGGGAATTATCCCCCCTTGGAAACCATGTATGTGTACACGCGTCGGTGGGTGCCGGCGTCGGAACTGGACGTGGAGAAATTGTACCAAGAAATTACGCGCCACGGCAGTCAAGACCTGACGTCCACCCATATGGAGGTCTTTTTGAACAACTTTTCCATTCCATTGTCCACCCGGTCCCAGACAACCTCCCCCGCCGCCCCCGTGAACATGGACGCCTTCTTGGAACGGGTCCAACACACGATGGTATCGGACCAAAATCCTCTCCAGGGCCTCTTGCAGTTGGTGCCCATGGGTTTTCAGTACGGCGGGGGTGGTAAATGGTCGGGCTCGGACTACACGTTTCCGGTCAACCCGGCGTTTTGCGGTGGCGACGTTTTGGACGACTGGAACACGCGGCGACGTAAGCCGGCGTTGATGGCCAATGACTACCAGCTGTTGCTCCGATATTTGCCCTTCTTTCAGAACGAAATCTACGTGTGTCTGGCGGGTAATTACGCGCCTGAAGTGGTTCCGTGGTATTTCCCGCGTTTGGCGGAAGCGTCGGAAGCGACGACCCGCCGGGCCGTCGCACAGCTGGAAACGGTCACGCCTACCCGGGAATATTTTCATCAGGTTGCGCGTAAGGTGACCATGGACACGGCGGCGATGCCTCGCATGCAACGGGAAATTATGGCCTATACCTTGGTCATTGCGCACCAAGTACGCATCCCGTTGGAGATTCTCTTCAAACATGTTTCGGCCACCGCGTTGGTACCGGGCATTGTCTTCAATCCTGGGAAAAACAAGGAAAATATCCTGCGACTCTATTCTACCCGGGTGTCCAAGAACGGTAAGCGCATCCCGGTACTCACCAAACGGCAGATTGTCAATTTCGTCAAATTTTCCAAGCGTCAGACGGTGGTCTTTTATTTGCCCCGAGGTACCTCGGCCGTTCGCCTGGGGGCCGAGGACCCCACCACGGAGGATGACGACGTGGAATTGTATGTGATGCTGGACGCAGGCGGGAATTTGCATGTTCACGGGGAGGAGGTCTTGCCCGAGACTCCCGATGTCCTGGACCGCTTGTTGCGGGTCAAACTGAATCCTCTCTTGGAACATGTGAACGCCTTTTTGCAACAGAGTGGGTATCTGATCCCTCTGTTTCATACGGTCCAAGAACCGAACGTGGGGGTCAAGCATTTCCATGCGCGGTGGTCGTTCCGTTCGCCCCAGTTTTTCTCGGTCATCCGTGACTTGCCGTGCATTCGCGCGTTATTTGATATATACGACGAGGACGAAGAGCATATGGTACTGAAATACAAACGCCCCTTTAGCGATTACGAGTCGCAGGGGCATTTGATCCGGGAATTTCGGCGCATGGGCAAGAGCCAAGCGCAGATGACCGAGGCCCTGCGTCTAAATTACGGCCTTACCCCGGGGCAATGCCAACGGCGCATGGACGAGTACGAAGTGAACCAAGAGGACCAACGGCTGGCGCGGGGGCTCAACCGTGAATATTCTTTTCCGGTGGAGTTGCGTTACGAAGACAAGCGGGTCATCGTGGACATCTTCAAATACTGCCGTGATTGCAGCCGTCTCCATCAACGGGAAGAATCGGGGGAGGAAGAGTATGTGGCGGGACCCAAGGGGCGTATTTACAAACGACGGGGGCGTCGGGAAGATTCTTGGTCGGCAGCGGCCGCGGCGGCGGGATTACCTGGAATGTCGTATATGACCCTGGTAGAAAGCTATCTGGAGGCGATATTGGCGGTTTTATTGGGCCGCGCCGGGGACATACCCGTCCCGTCTTGGTGTGAAAAGATGGTATTTGAGCCTCTGGACGCGGACGTTTCTGCGCCTTTCCCCGACGACACCGAGATCGTTACGCGTCCCGAATTGGCGGATGTCATTCCTCTTGCTCAAGACGAGGGTGAAGAAGAGGAGGAAGAGGACCAAGAAGAAGCCGAAGAAGGGGACGAAGAAGAGGACGAGGACGACGAAGAACCGGAAGAGTTTTTATTTGAGGGCGGGGCCAAGAAAAAATACAAAACCAAGTTGGACCGACTCCATGAACGGGACGCCGAATTGTTCACCTTGGAAGGCGATGCCCCTTATTCCCGGGCGTGTCAGAAAAAACGACAACCGATTGTCATGAACGACGAAGAGTACCAAGAAATGCGGGATGCGCATCCAGAGATGCGGGCGATTTCTTACGGAACGGCGCCCAATAAGAAATACTGGTACAGTTGCCCTCAGTATTGGTGTGCCTCGGAAAACCGGGTCTTGACAGAAGAACAGGTGCAACGTGGTGAATGCCGCGACCATGTGGTCGCTGCCAACGAGTTTGTGCATCCGGGGTTTGAAGATCCCAAGAAACACCCCAAGGGGTTCTGCATGCCGTGTTGTTTCAAGGGCGACACGTCGGGTAAAGCCCTGCATGTGGAACGTATCAAAAAATGCCAAGCCAAGGAGGAGACGGAAGAGGTCAAGGGATCGGTCCTGGCGTCGGCTAAACCGTTCAAAGAAGAACGGGTCATTCTCAAATACTCGTCCAATCCTCCGGTCACGGCGCATCGGTGGATGCTGTTGCCCAAGGCCGTCCAGTATTTCTTGGGTGTGGACTATACCAAATTGATTGTCACCACCGCCAACGCCCTCAAAGTGGTTCCCCATCAACCGTGTTTCCTTTTGTGGGGCATTGAACATCCCCGGCACCAATCGTTTTTAGGATTGTTCACCGAGCTTTATAATTATCATCGCCCCCGTGACCCCCCCATCTCCGTAGGCGTATTGCGCACCCTTCTCCTGGAATCCATTACCTTGGACCGTTTCGTCGCCTACCAAGGCGGTGCATTGGTTTCCGTGTTTACGGTCCCGGTATCGGCCGCCCAAGAATCCGAGCCCTACCCAACCAACCTGTCCGCTTACGCGAATTATGCCCATAGCCGGATCTATCAAACGGTCCACGCAGAAGACCCACGTCAGGTTAAATTCTTTGCCAAGACCGTGGCCGCTTACCGCAATTTCCGGGCGTATTTGAAGGATTCACAGACGGTGATAGACCATACGTACTTGTGGGGGTTCATGGTGGAACCGGACCCGTCGCTGTTGCCCGAGGGGTGCAACTTGGTCGTCTTGGAACTCAACGATACGGAGACTTCCATTGATTTACTTTGCCCTCCGAATCCCAGTTGGCGGTTTGACCCCCAGAAACGCGCGTTTTTCGTTTTGAAGCGGGGCGACTATTATGAACCCGTCTACCAATATTGGGACAAAGAGGGTCCCGGGCCCGTGGAGAGGGTCGGGGGGTTTCTCCTTGATGCGTTGCCTCCGACCTCGGTCCTTCGTCGCATCCTGGACACGGTGCAAGCGACCTCGGTGGCGCATTGTGGCGCGGACGCCTCGCAAAAGAACTTGACTGCCGCCGAGACCGAGACCCTGGTCACCCAGAATGACTATGTGATCCAAAACCAGGTCTGGAACTTGGAGGGCAAGTTGGTGGGCTACTATGTGCATCGTCAGGGTGCACGCCCCGATTCCGGAGTGTTTTTACCTTGTTTACCGTCCACGGTGATGTTAGATGCCGAAACATATCCGGTGGCATACATGCAGTCGTCCGATGAGTCGGAACATCGGGTGACCGAACCCCCGAACTCTTCCCCCTTGTCATCTACAACCCCCGTCCTCTGGAAATCGTACCAACAGACCAAGATACGGTTGCAAGACTTGTCCAGGCAGACCCAAGGTCAATTGAGGTGTCTTCCCCAATTCAAAGTATGGGATCCCATACAGAATGCGGTGACCGGGGTCATGACCGAGTCCCTGCAATATGTCCCCGTGTTTCCTCACGAACCACCCCAAGAGGACGGTTTGCCGACGAAATCGCGCTCCGATGATGTGGAAGCCGACCAAACGTTGGCCCTTATAAACCGTGGGGACCCCGTGCGTGAACGGTTCATGGCCAATGTTACCCTGGAAACGCGGTTCTATCAAGTGTTTCGTTCACTTCTTCGGCAATTGCTCAATAATTACGAGAATCGGTCGGCCAAGAAACGTATTTTGGCGGCGGTTTCTGCCTATACGAAACGTTCGGAGGGCTACTCGCAACACCTGATGTCCATCGCGATGGTATTGGAGCAATTGTCCCAAGGATGGGTGGAGTTCTTTGACTACTCGGAACGTGAACTCTTGGCGATGGCTGCCTCGCCCATTCGTGAATGTCTCGTCGGCGGTAGAGAAGGACGACAACTGTATTGCCGAGGACGTGTCTTGGTGATACCGGCGACCAATTTGATGGCGACTGAAGGTTCTGAAGATCGCAGCAACCGTAATATTTATTTCATGCGTCTGAGCGACGAGCTTCTGCGGTTTCGCCGGATCCAAGAATTCATGTTTCAACCCCGCACCTTTCTGAACGTGACCACCGGGATGAGTGAATATGTGCTGACTCCGTGGGAAATCTTGGTGCTGGAATCGTTTTTGACCGACGATTATTTCCAAGACATGATTCCGTTCAATGTGTCCGAGTACATCCATCAGACGAATTACGATACGTCCGAGCCTTTTAATGCGTCGGGGGCATTTGTCCCGGTGGTCACGTTGGATGAACAACAGACCATGCAGCGTCGCCCGGTGCAAGGTGCCTGGCCCATGGCGGAATGTATGGTGCAAAAGAGCGAGAAAGAACTCTTGGTGGAGGGCAACAACCGTAGTATTTGGAAACGGTCGTTCCCGAAGGATACACGTGAATTCGGGTTCAAATCGGACAGTCCGGCCTGTACCTACGCGGTCCTGGCCTATTTGCTACATTTAGACAAACGTCCGTCCAAAACGGTCCAAGAGATGCAACAGGACCTTTGGCAGGCGTATTCGGCGTATCTGCCGGACCAAGAAGAAAAGATTCGGCGCGTGTTGTCGCAGCAGGGCAAGAAGGCCCTGTTGGCGACGGCCGACTTGCAAACGGTCGTCTTGTCGGACACGTATTTCTTGACGGACCTGGATCTCTGGGCGTTGGCGACGTACTGGAATATTCCCTTGGTTCTCTTTAGTTCAGGGTCTCTCAAGATGCTGGCGACCCGCATCGCCATGGATTCCACTTGGCTCTTTTTGACGAGCAAATACGCCTCCGACGAAGACCACGACAACCACGCCTTGGTGTACAATCCGGTATGGTTCATTCGTTCGCCTCTGTCGTTCAATAAACAGACGGGGTTGCCGGCCTATTCGCTGATAGAGTCTGCCTTTTCGGTGCGTGATCTCAAAGAAATAGGTACCGTGATTCAACGGGCTGCGGACGACAATACCGATAATTTCATGTCTCTGGGTCGGTTCCTGGAACAGATTACCATCATGCGTCCCCGGGCCCGGCCGCAACTGCTGGCCACATAAAATGTCCTCTTATGGTAGTAGAACGACCCCATGGAAGTGACGCCCACTCCCGAACCGAATACGATGCCTGCGGCCGGGCCTGCGGCCGGGCCGAGTCCGACCCCCATTTCCAGCGAACTTACGGCGAGTCCGGCCGCGGCGGCCGTGGCCACTGAATCCACGGCGCAGTCTGAACCGCACCCCGAACATCGTACCTGGCGGGAAGGCTTTGAAAGCGGGTTTACCCGCGGGTTTGATCTCGGCTATCAGTACGGCCAGAAGTCTGTCACCGCGGCCGAGGCCACTGCTCCGTCGTTCACGGGCGGTCGTACGCGTCGCCGGCGCATTAAAAAGTTTTTCTAAATCCCCGGTGCCCCTCGGCGCCCTTGTCCCATTCATGGTATAGGATCCTATACCACGAATCTCACGGTTCTCGGATTAGAACCCAATGTCGTAGCCGTCGTCCAGGCAGGCCGCCGCATGGTCGGTCGTGCGGCGGATGGACGCAATGTTGTTTTGGATTTCCATCCGTGTTCCACAGGTCGTGTCGTCTGCGGGGGCGACGAGCCCTTCTTCTATCTCGCGGTTCACGTCGCGACGTTGGTAGGCCGCTCCCTTGAGGCTCTCGTAGGCTTTCATGTCTAGGACGACCTGGAAAGCGTTGGTGCCATAATCACCTTGCTGGCCGCACATGATGTTGGCGGAGACGCCCTTCATGTGGTCAAATTCGGCGTGGCGCGCGGCGTCCAAGAACACCTCGGTATGCACTTCAAACGTCGCTTTGGCAATGGGTCCCACGTTGTCGTTGAGAAGCCCCGAACGGAAGATGGAGACCATGTCCTTGTTGCAGGTCATGCGATCACATAACAGACTGGTATGGTGATAATTGATACTGGCTCCGGCGGCCGCCATTACATCCACCAGTTCCGTATGAATGCATTTGCGGGCAGCCTCAATCCCCAACACGTCAAACACCTCCTTGATGTCGTTGGTCGTGGTGCGGGTCGCATCAATGAAATCCAGAGCCAGGGTGTCCAGGAGGTTGGACCCGGTGGAGTCCAGTACCCAGGTGTCTTTGCGCACGTACTTGCCCTCTTCTTTGAACACCGTGTTTTGCAGTTTACGCGATAGGACGTTCTTCACGCCGTGAATGCCACGCAACACAATTTGGTTCAAGAGAGCGTCCTGGAAGTTTTTGAGCAGGTAGATTTCGTCGGACTGGTCCAACGGGTTGGCCACGCCGCGTTTCGGTTTCTTGTCAAAGATGTTGGCATTGGTACGGATGCGGAAGACCAGCTTGTCCATGTTGTAATCGGAAAATACGCAGTGCACATCTTTACCGTAGTGGCTGTTGGCGACCGCGAAGTGGATGTCGTCCATGGTTAGGTTCTTCTCAATGAGAATCTCCTTGTCAATCTCCATGCGAATGACCCACTTGGATTTGGCCGGTTCGGCCCCCGGTTCCGCTGTTCCGTCCTCGCCCATGCACTCGGCCACCATTTCCTCAAACTGGTAAAACTGCTCCAACAGGACGCGGTCTTCCTCAATTTGGGTGGTCTGTTCCATGGGGTCAAAGTAGACTTGCACCGACTGCACCACATCAATGAGCTTGGTATGGGTCAAGGCCACCGCGTAGTTGTTGACTTTTTCAATGTCCATCTCTTCCTGGGGGTTCATGAACACCGTCATGGACGGGTTTTTCGGATTCTTGGTCAATCTCAAAATCTCCTCAATGCGCGGCACACCACGGGTGACACCCGTCTTACTAGCCACCCCCGTGTTATGAAATGTATCGTACAAGCACAATCCGTTGTACAAATCAAAGGTCCGAGTTTCCTCCACGGTAAGATCGTAAGCGTAGTTGCTGGTGTTGGGAACCTCTTCAATGGAAACTATAGGAGCAAATCTCAAGTCCATCATACGTCCATTGCGCGGTTCCTTGACGAGTTCCCCGTTAACTAGATTAGGAAATATATCACTAGCTGAACGAAGAGAACGCTTCACGAGTTTTTGTAATTTTTCTTGTTTATCTGCAATGGTCAAGTTCATCATACTTGCCAATATTTGACTGTCTTTCACTCCAATGTACATCCCGTAAACAGGTTGAATATTTTCCGGAAGAGTACCTCGGTTATTATGAGTGACTTGCACTCCTTTACCAATTGTGCATGAAACTCCCAGATTACGCAACATGACACTCACATCCGTAAGCATGTTTTTAGAAGTGGATGATATGCTAATATTTGTTGGTATCTTTTGTTTGTTCTGGCTGATAGTTCCGTCACCGCTAATATAAGCATCCAAGAATCCAATCACACATTCTCGGTTAGAGAATACAACTTTGGGTGAAATTTGCTTCAAATGGCTCATCTTGCCGCATAAGTTGGTGATGATACGTGTAAGTATCGTACTATAAATGCGCATGTCTGAACTGGTCCATCCTGACCCATTCTTATTTTCATGAGTGTACATTTTGTAGGTGAGTTTGAATTTATCACATACCCGGATAATGGGTTCAAAGTATGCGGAGTCATTGTTGGAAATAGATATTTGATGATGCGTGGTACATCCTTCGGCGCAATAGGCACCGAGTAAGTAACCAAAATCGTAGTCTAGGTCAATGATTTCGGGTATTTGGTAATTGCAGATGATATTGGTCTTGGTATATACCCGTCCTGGTTCGTATTCAATACGATTTTCCTGTCCTTTACGTGATTTTTTAATCGCCACCACGACGGAATCGCTTCTCTGAAACGGAAGGGTAAATGTAATATTGGCATGTTTCTTCCACCAATGATGTTCATGCATGACAGCAGCTGCTTTTTGCATTTCTGAACCATAGATATACTCGGTCATGGGTAGAATCGTACGCAGATCCAATTGGTGGGATTCTGTGTAATCCAAGGGCTTACGCGATACTGGTAAGTAATCACCCACCTTCAAATCTTTGCCATGCACACCTTGTATTTTTCCATCAATCAACTGAAGGAACGATTTGGCTTTGGTTGCCGTGACTTCTTGACCAGTCTTAAGCTTAACTTTCAACATGGTATTGGTACCATCTTCATTGATCACCGGGTGCTGAGTCACGGCTTCAATGCGACGCCACACAGTACAACCATCCTCAGTAGCACAAGGCACTTCATAATACTCTGCCAATTCTGCATAAGTAGTATCCTTTTCTGACATATACTCCACCTTTTGGGATAACAGTGATTGGGTCTTGGTGAAATCCCCAATCTGTACTTTCATGATTTCTTTCTTGGAATTTCTCACCAATATTTCCTCTTCATAGATAACCGAGTTCAATGTATTATGCACAATGACACCATAATCCGTCATGAAAGTTTGGTTCCCCGGCACCGTGAAATCGTAGACATATTCCGTCTGGTCGGGCGTGTAGCGTTCAATCTCCACAATCTCGTCCCATACCACGTGCGAGTAGGCGGCTTGTTTCAAGACGGCAAGTTCCTTCTGAATAAGGCCCGCCTTGTCGTGTTGTTCAAATTCCTGAATGTATTTCTCTAGGGTATTGCGGCCAATCGCGTCCTTCTTCAACCAACGGCGGTACAGACGGCTTTGACCCGGCAGTTCCAGGGTCTTGCCGCAGGCCGCAATCACCTCGCCCAGACCATTGATACGGTCCGTGTCTTCGCGCAGACTGTGCACCCCGGTACGCTTCGTATAGTCCACCAACGCGCGCAACTTGTCGGCATGCAGATGGGAACCGATGCGTTCCTCGTACGTCTCGGCGTACTTGGGAGAAATCGCCAGGTGGTAGTAATTCGCGCCGTTGCGGTACCCGGTGTGCAAGGACCCGAAGATGTCCAAGTAGCCAAACAGAAGCGACACGTCTTTGATGAGTTGCTCACTGCGGCTGCACACCCGAATCTGATGGTGCAGTTTGTCGCACATGAAGTTGCCGTCGCCGTCCATGTAACCGGCCAGGAGACCCGCCTTGAAGTCGTCAGGAGCCAAGAAGGCAAAGTCAGGCACCCGTTTCTTGAAGGACCCCGTGCCGCACGTCCTCATCAGGAAATCCGCCAGCGGCTTGAAGGTGAAGGACGTGTCCGCATTGGTATAGGATTTGGCGCTTCCTAGGATGGGTGCCGTCTTGGACTTGGTCCGGCATGTTCTCCCAAAACGCCCGGCAAATTGCCCAACCTGTTGAATGTAGTACTCTGACACATTGGAAATGGAGATGGTGCCCGTGGCTTCTTCCGAGCCCTTTTTCTTCACGAGGCAACCCTCCGCCAAATACGCCCCGACAAACCAGCCGAATTCGCGGTCCAAGACATGTATATGATCCGCAATTGTCACGGTGTCGCGCACAAAGGCATTGTCAATGTGCTTGGCCACCGGGATGCGCATGCCCACCGTCATATCTGATCCCAAAATCGGCTGAACCGACTGGTCCTTGCGAACGAGGTGGGAGTGACTCATGGTGGTGTCCACGACGCGCCCACTGCGCGTCTTGACGCGAATCATGTCGCCGTTGACAATGTGGCGACTCACGTGGGAAATACGGTTCCAGTGGGTCCGTTCCTTCTCGTCCACGCCCACAATGTAGTACTCGTCTTCCAGAGGTTCCAGCACGGTTTCCACACTGTCCTGGTGGCCGGTATCAAAGGTGTATTCCGGCAATTGGGCAATGATGCGGTCACACAGGGTACCGATTTCCCCCGACACCATCTCGGGCACTTGGGTCTTCTTGTTGACGCGCACGACCTTGATGTTCTCTGTGCGCAGGATGGAGAGCTGGGTGGTTGGCTCACCGCAACCCTGGGCGGCTACCACGCCCACCATTTCTCCGGGATGCACCAGGGCCTCTTTGAATTTGAGTACGATGGTCTCCAGCAGCAGTCGCAGACCCTTCTCGTGGAACCGGCGCTTGATGAGTAAATCGCGGGGAGTCAGGTAGTAGTAGTAGGCAATTTCAATCAGGCGGTTCACTTTGACGCACGGAATCGCGCAAATGCGCTCAAAGTAGGATTCAATCATCTTGAAGGCCTCCAGAGGGGTAATGTCCACGGCGGAATTCTCGTCCAGATGCAGTTGACCCTGGATGTTGGCAATGATGTATTGGAATGCAATGGGAATGCGCACCGATTTTTCGTTTTGGCTCGCAAAGACCTTTTCCACGACCAAATCACGCGCCTCCATCAACCGCTCCGTGTACTTCAAACATTGTTCCTTGCACTGGGCACGCTGCTTATTCATGCGGCTAACGGCGGCCTTGGTAAACACGGCGAGGCGAATGTTATTCTCGGCCTCATTCATGCCCGGCAGATCGTAGAACATGTACATGTCCTCCACGGTCATCTCAATCAGTGGAAGTATTTGATTTTCCACCTTGGTGGCGTCAAAGTTGTCGTCACCGTACTGAAACTGGATGATTTTCCCCTTGTTGTTGCGGACCGTCATGTCGTAGTTGACCATCAGATCCTCCAAACCCTTGACCAATCGGCGCTGGATATACCCGGTACTGCTCGTCTTAACCGCAGTATCAATCAACCCCGTGCGTCCCGCCATCGCGTGAAAGAACAGTTCCGGGGCACTGAGACCGGTGATGTACGAATTCTCCACAAACCCACGGGCATTGGGCGAATCGTCGTATTTTTTGAAATGAGGCAGGGTGCGGTCGTCAAACCCGTAGGAAATGCGCTTGCCGTCCACCGACTGTTGCCCCAAGCAAGACACCATCTGCGAAATGTTGATCAAGTTGCCCTTGGATCCCGACTCCACAATCATGAGGAAACGGTTGTCGCGGCTGAGGGATTTCTTGCCGATTTTGCCCGCATGTTCTGTGGCCTTGTTGAGAATGTTACTGACCTCTTGTTCAAAATGCACGGCGTTGGAATTGGCCGTCTTGTTCTCAAAGATGCCCAGATGCACCTTGTCAATGATGGTCTGCACCTCCATCTTTTGTTTCTTGATGCAGGTGATGATCTCCTCGTTGGTCTTGCGGTCAGCAATGAGGTCGCTGATGCCCACGCTGAACGAGCTGGTCTTCATATACTCGGTGACAACGTTTTGCATGTTATCGTTGAAGTCGGCGCAGGCCATGTTACCAAAGTCGTTGCAAATCCGGTGCAAGATGCCCTTGGTCGCCGCATCAAAGACGCCCTTTTCCAGTTGACCGCGCAAGTACTGGCCCGCACGAATCTCCAATACGTTATTGGAGGTCTTGGCGTCTTCCGCGTCGTCAAACAGTCCGGTCTTGTACTTGAGGGTGAGCGGCGGCATGATCTGGGACAGAACATGAAAGTTGGAAATCCGGTGGTCGGGGTCCTCCTCGTAGATACGCCGCAATTCGTCTACCTGGACATGGGGGAACATCATCAAGAGATTCATGGCCTGCAGGGGGGTAAAGTGAATGTCCTTCCGAGTGAATCTATAGGATCCTAACAGCGAATCCTGGAAAATGCCGATAATCGGCTTGTTGGACCCCGGGTTGATAATTTGGTACGGGGTGGCTGCCAAATGACGCAGCTCTATTTCTGTAATGGTGTTTTGTGGCATATGCAAATTCCATACACACTACGTTATGTTTTACAACGTAGGTGATGCCTGACCTTTCGGACCAGGATTAGACTTTACCTTAAGCCTTCATGGGGGGTGATTAGTCCCCTCAGACCCACAATCATCAAGTCGTTGAACCTTCCCCGTATCCTTATCATAGCGGACGTAGGGGCTTGGCTGCGGATTGCCCAATCCCTCACCGTTTTTACCATTGGTTTCGGTCATTACCCGAGTTCCCCCATCGGTTGTTTCCAACAATGGGGTGGTAGGTGAGGGCTCTAAGGACGTTCCCGCAATTTGGTCGTGTTGCCAGATTATCAATTCTTTTATAAATTGTAAAGCTCGTTTTTGTGTGTCGGAGATAGTTTCATATTTCCCGGTAAAGTGGATTCTTATACCTTGAATTTTTACGCGCACATAATCGTAATTTTTTTTATTATTACGAATTACGTGGATATATTGTTCAAGGTTGCTACCATCTACAGTAACGTCTTTATAAAGGTCAAACTTCTTTTTATAGTGTTGATTCTGTGTCAGGCGCATTTGACATTCACGGTGTGAAATGTCTTGTTTGGCAATCTTGAGACGTTCAGATATCAACTTTTTAGTATGTTCACTTCGTGTCAATGGTTTTCTTTCCCAATTGGGAGGTTTCGGATTAGGTTCATGGAAAGTAAGCTTTTCACCTTTCATGTATCCTTTTCCTTGCCCACCGTTGGTCAAGTTATACCCATTTGGATATTTGGAGTTGAATTCAGAAATGTAGTGTTGTTCGTATTGGTCCAGTTCATTGATTGAACATTCCAGAATACGTTCACATACAAATTTGTCATGTCCGTATTTCCGTATAGATGCATCCAGGTACACTGAATGCTGTTTATTTCTATATGCTTCGGAAATATGACAATTGAATCTACCCAAATATCCAAATGGACGGTATTTACCATTGTTTAAGTGGTGACTTCTTGTTTGACCGATATAGCATTTATTGTTAACTGTATTGGTGATTTTATAAATTTCTCCACTAACCCGATGAAACTCGTTTTTGTTATAAATCTCCGACATGGTTCTTTATATTATAGGAGCTATTTTTATATAGATTTGATAATCCGACTATGTAGTTATATTTACCTCATACCTATGCCAAGGTATGTGATAAGTAGACATTCCAATGTTTTCCCCACCAAGTATTGTCTACAACTTGATGGGCATCTACATGTTAGAGACAAATTTCTCGATCTCGTCGCCATCGAAGTCAGCATTGTACGGTTTAGTGTTACTGACATTCATGCGAAACGAGTCGCCCACCTTCATGATTTTGGCAATATGCCCCATCATGGAGGCCCGGTGGAGCGACGGCTGTCGGTTGAACAACACCATGTCGCCGTCCATCATGTGACGGTGGACGGTGTCGCCATTCTCCAGGGTGATGGATGCGCGGTCCACGTAGCGCAGCGAAATGTTTTCGCCGTTTTTGCGCTCCAGGATCTTGGCCCCAGGCCAAATGTCCGGACCATTTTGCACCAGGCTCATCAGGAAATCGCGGTTCATGTCGTTCACCACCATGGGTTTGGTCAAATTCTTGGCGATCTTGAGCGGCACCCCGATTTGCCGCATGGATAAATTAGGGTCACCGGTGATGACCGACCGGGCGCTGTAGTCCACACGCTTCCCCATCAGGTTGCCGCGAATACGACCATATTTGCTGTTGATACGGGTCATGATGCACTGGTAAGGACGACCCGAGCGTTGCGCCATGGGATCCACCCCCTTGATTTTGTTGTTGACAATCACGGCAATGGAATGCTGCAACATGGTACTCAACACCTCAATGGCGTATGCATTGGTGTCCTGCGAGTTCATACGCTCCTTCAGATTGTTGTTGTATTTGATGATGTTGCTGTAAATATGCGTCAAATCGTCCTCTGAACGTTGCTGAGCGTCGTGCTTGACCGAAGGACGCACGGCGGGCGGCGGAACCGGCAACACGGTACAAATCATCCATTCGGGGCGCGACCACAACGGATTGAATCCCATGAAGAAGACGTCGTCGTCGGAAATGCGCTTGAAGATTTTCAAGATAATCTCCGGCGTCAACTTGAGCTCCCCCAGTTTCTCCCATACCGCCATGATATTGGACATGCCCTCCAGCTTGATCTTGTCCGGTTGCTTGTAGCCACATCCGTCGTCGGTATCTTGACCACATCGCTTGATTTTGACCGCCAACGCCGACACGTAACTCCACCGCTCTTCACCGCGCAAGCTCAGAATATGCGTATGTTGACTTTTATTGATGAGCAACTTGCTGCACTTGAAACAGACACACCTACAAATTTTCATGATTTCTTTCAAATGCTGAATGAAGAACACGGGACGCGCCAACTCAATATGACCAAAGTACCCCGGGGTATTGATGTACACCATGCCGTCCGTGGGACAAATTGTGCCCGGTTCCAAGACTCCCATGCGCGGGTCAAAGAGTCCCCCAATGCACGGTTTGTTGTTGATGTAGGTGTCCCGCGACGTAATCTCCACGACGGAATTTTTACGTATCTCGTCGGGCGACAACATGCTGAACTGAATCCCGATGATCCGTGAGGGCGTCTTTTCCTTCAACATCTTGGAACGGTGATTCTTTTCCATGGCCACTGTCTGTATCCAGAAGCGTGATGTTGATGGTATATACTAAAGCAGGTATTATTATGTCCTTTTTCATGAAACACATTACGCAATCAATTTTTAGAACCAAACAAAAAATTGATTCCAAAGGAAGTATAGGATCCCAATTCCACACTCCATTGTTCTGACCCTATCCCCGACCGACCCAACCCCATTGACCATGTCTCTCAAGCACAACATCAAGATGCGTGAAGCGACCAAGCCGGAACGCGATACCAAGAAGAAGCGTCGGCAGCAACAGCCCGAGAGTGATGATGACGAGGATTCAGAGGTGTCGGAAGAATGGGTGACCGACGACGATGAGGAGGAATACGAAGATGAAGAGGATGAAGAAGAATATGAAGACGATTATGAGGAAGAGGATGACGAAGATGACGAGGACGAGGACGATGAGGACGAGGACGCGTCGTACCATCCTCCGGTCAAGAAATCCCAATCCCAAAAACGAATTCGGGTGCGGGATTCCGAAGAGGAAGAGGACGATGCCTTGATTGACCGGTTCATTCGTCGCAAGAAGACGACGACTACCCCCAAAAAGGCCAAGGCCACCGAACCGGCCAAAAAGAAAAAGACCTCGGATAAAAAG